GACGCTCTTCCGATCTGCCGGCAATCATCGACGTACCGCAGTCCGGCCCCATCACCAGCAAGCCTTTTTCCCGCGCGCGGGTTTTAAGTTGGATTTCATCTTCCAGCGTGACGTTATCGGAGAACATCATCACGTTGAGGTTGCGATCCAGCGCCTGGTTTGCCAGCTCCGCCGCATACTCGCCAGCCACTGAAATCAGCGCCAGATTGGCATCGGGTAATTTCTGACAGGCACTGTCCCAGCGACGCACCTGCGTCAACGCCTGGCTGCTGCCTGACCCCTGCGCCAGTTGTTTTAGCGCCTCTTCAAGCTGCTGCATAATCGCCTGCGCGATCCCCGCATCCGCCGCTTCGCTACGAATTGCCACGCAAATATCGTTCGGCGTGGCGTTATTAAAATCGTCATGCCAGAAACCTGTGGTATCTAATAACGCTTTATTGGCGGGCGTACCCATCATTACGGAAACATCATCAACATTTTCTGATTCGCTGAGTTTTCGTGAAATAATCATTAAACTGACCGAATCCTGAAAACACCCTTTTTTAATAAAGGCGTGGATCATAACAACTCCTTAAAAATTGCACTCATGGCAATTGCACGAGCAGTGTTAATGTGGCGATTACGGTATCGATGACAACGAGTAAATAAGGTGATGAATATCACACAGGAATTATTAACAAAAGAATTCAAATAACCGCCAGGCTATTACTCATTATTTTTTAATAAGCGTGGTTGTTTTAAAAATCAGGTTAAAAGTGAGCGGATTATCAAATAAATTCTAACTATATTTTTTTGCCTGTCTGGATCACATAATCCAGATATTTTCCCTGTATGTTAATTGCAGTCATGCTTCACACCGTCGTTAAAAAGGAAGACAGATGAAAATCAGTCGGGAAACACTCCACCAGCTAATTGAGAATAAACTCTGCCAGGCTGGGTTAAAACGTGAGCACGCTGCAACCGTGGCTGAAGTATTGGTTTACGCCGATGCCAGAGGGATCCACTCTCATGGCGCGGTGCGTGTTGAATACTACGCAGAACGCATTTCAAAAGGCGGCACCAACCGCGAACCGGAGTTTCGTCTTGAGGAAACCGGGCCGTGCTCGGCAATTTTACATGCCGACAATGCCGCCGGACAGGTCGCGGCGAAAATGGGTATGGAACATGCCATCAAAACCGCCCAGCAAAATGGCGTTGCGGTGGTCGGTATCAGCCGGATGGGTCACAGCGGCGCAATCTCTTATTTTGTGCAGCAGGCAGCCCGCGCCGGATTAATTGGCATTTCGATGTGCCAGTCCGATCCAATGGTGGTGCCGTTTGGCGGCGCGGAAATTTACTACGGTACTAACCCACTGGCCTTTGCCGCGCCGGGAGAAGGCGACGAGATCCTTACCTTTGATATGGCGACTACCGTACAGGCATGGGGAAAAGTGCTCGACGCCCGCTCGCGTAATATGTCTATCCCGGATACCTGGGCGGTCGATAAAAACGGAGCACCAACAACCGATCCATTTGCAGTTAACGCCCTGCTCCCTGCCGCCGGACCGAAAGGGTATGGCCTGATGATGATGATTGACGTCCTCTCAGGCGTCTTACTCGGCTTACCGTTCGGGCGACAGGTTAGTTCGATGTATGACGATTTACACGCCGGGCGTAATTTGGGGCAATTACATATCGTTATTAATCCGAACTTTTTCTCCTCCAGCGAACTATTCCGTCAACATCTTAGCCAGACCATGCGCGAATTAAATGCCATAACCCCCGCGCCCGGTTTTAACCAGGTTTATTATCCCGGACAGGATCAGGATATGAAACAACGCAAAGCCGCCGTCGAAGGCATCGAAATTGTTGATGATATTTACCAGTATTTAATTTCCGACGCGCTTTATAACACGTCATACGAAACGAAAAATCCCTTTGCGCAATAATTATTGAGACAGGACTTTCTTATGATTACACATTTCCGTCAAGCCATAGAAGAAACGCTGCCCTGGCTTTCCTCTTTTGGCGCTGACCCAACGGGTGGGATGACCCGTTTACTTTATTCGCCGGAATGGCTGGAAACCCAGCAGCAATTTAAAAAAAGAATGGCAGCAAGCGGGCTGGAAACACGTTTCGATGAAGTGGGGAATTTATACGGTCGCCTGAGTGGCACCGAATATCCACAGGAAGTGGTTCTGAGCGGTTCGCATATCGATACCGTGGTTAACGGCGGTAACCTCGACGGGCAATTCGGCGCGCTGGCGGCGTGGCTGGCAATTGACTGGTTGAAAAGGCAATACGGCGCGCCGTTACGTACGGTTGAAGTGGTGGCGATGGCGGAAGAAGAAGGCAGCCGCTTCCCGTATGTTTTCTGGGGCAGTAAAAATATCTTTGGGCTGGCGAATCCTGACGACGTGCGGAATATCTGTGATGCCAAAGGAAATAGTTTTGTCGATGCGATGAAGGCTTGCGGATTTACTCTGCCGGACGCCCCGCTAACTCCGCGTCAGGATATTAAAGCCTTTGTCGAACTGCATATCGAACAGGGCTGTGTGCTGGAAAGTAATGGGCAATCAATTGGCGTGGTGAATGCAATTGTCGGGCAACGTCGCTATACGGTGACGCTGAACGGCGAATCAAACCATGCAGGCACCACGCCGATGGGTTACCGTCGTGATACAGTTTACGCTTTCAGTCGCATTTGCCATCAGTCGATCGAAAAAGCGAAAAAGATGGGCGACCCGCTGGTGCTGACCTTTGGTAAGGTGGAGCCGCGCCCGAATACGGTGAATGTGGTGCCGGGTAAAACCACATTCACCATTGATTGTCGTCATACCGACGCCGCCGTGCTGCGCGATTTCACTCAGCAGTTAGAAAACGACATGCGGGCGATTTGCGATGAAATGGACATTGGTATTGATATCGATTTATGGATGGACGAAGAACCCGTGCCGATGAATAAGGACCTGGTCGCCACCCTGACAGAATTGTGTGAAAGCGAAAAACTGAATTACCGGGTGATGCACAGTGGTGCCGGGCACGACGCGCAAATTTTCGCGCCTCGCGTACCAACCTGCATGATTTTCATTCCCAGCATCAATGGGATCAGCCATAACCCGGCGGAACGCACCAATATTACCGACCTTGCCGAAGGGGTCAAAACGTTGGCACTCATGCTTTATCAACTTGCCTGGCAGAAATAAGGAGTCATAAATGGGATATATCTATAACTTATTTTCAATAACGCATTGATTTAATTAAACAATATACACTGCAAGAAGTGCCAAAAATCGCAAATTAACTACACCATTAACTACACCGTTCGGTGCACTGTATGAAACAACGTGGAACAAATAGACACAAGAAATATACAGGCGGGTCATCTTTCCAGGGAGAAGCACGCCAATTCATGAGGGGCGTTAATGTCGATATGGGGATCCCCATAACGGGGCTACCTGGCTTTTTTCCGGTTAAATGTCAATCAGGCTGGTGGGTTTTACATACCCTTGATCACCGTAATGATGATCCAGATCTGCACCTTTCCACCAATGGTGGAAAAGCCCACAGCAGGCCGCCCAGCCTCCCCCAATGGGGGATTGTGGAAGAATCAACGGGTTAGGCCTTACCAGCAAAAAAGCACATCAACTGTAACGGAAATCGTTATGGTTGCTGGTGGGCTAAATCATCGTTATGGTGATGCAGCCATGTAGACGTTCCGGTCTCCTCAAATTGAGGTTTCCGAAAATATCAGCGGGTTAGCGATTAAACTGACCATTAATTAAACTGCGAAAATGTCGTAGTTGTGAGGGGTGTAGCCAACCCATTTTTGGAACGTCGGGAATATCAACCAGTTACCGCCGCAACCGCTCCGGCTTCTTCCAGTGGTAAGTAATTTTTTCTTTCTCCTGGTACATCTCCACGCGGCGACGATATGACAACAACTCCAGAACTCTGGTGCGTATATTGCGTATATCCACGCCGTTAAGCTCGATACCGTCACGGCGCATCACCTCAGCCACCACACGCGCGTAATTTTTGGCTATCACGCTGTCCGGCTGCGTGGCCTCCTGTTTGCCTGCTTCCTGGCTGATTCCGGTAACGCGGCGGATTATTTTTAGTAGTTCGGTTTCGCTCATTCTCGTCATACCCCATCAAACGCCGCAAGCCGCTCTTTGTGGCTGTCGCTCATATCAAATGCAAATTCCTCATGCTCTGCCTGGAATGTGCCAAACGCCATCAGCGCCGCAACGCTCGGGTCTATCTTGTTGGATGATTTTTTCTTGTTCGGCTTGATATTGGCGTTCGCGTCACTCTGCATCACAACATTACTCATTGACCAGGCCAGCACCGGATCGCCACGATGCACAATCACCTTCCGGTTAACAAAAACTTCGAACGATTTCGCCGCCGGACTGAAACGAAGGTATGTTTGCGGGAACGGCTCCACCTCAAATCCTGCCCCCTGTAGCTGCGTCCTCAGGTGCGTGGCGTTCCATGTATCGAAGCCCACCAGCCTGATATTGAAATTCTCTGCATCCGCCATGATGTCATCACGGATACGGTCATAATCAATGCAGTCACCCGGTGTTGTGCGTATCCAGCCCGCCTTTACCCACTGGCGATAGATGGCGCGGTTTTTATTGGCGGGGTTCTGTAGCTGAAATTCCGGCAGATAGTGACGGGAAACCAGCATAATCTTTTTACCGACCGGAAAGGCATAGCACACGCTGGAAATATCGCTGGTTGATGATAAGTCCAGCCCCGCGTAGCACTCCTGACCGTATAAATCCGCCTCTGCGAACGTTCCGGCGCACTCCGCCCATGCACCGTTACCCATCCACGGCGTAGCCCCCTGACACCAGATATTGAATCGCTTGGTGAGCATTTCCACCCACTGCGACGGAATACCCCGCGCTTTCTGGATGGTTGAGGCCAGTTTTTCACGATCGACGGAAACATCGATATTGGGATTCGCCTTTATCCACATCGCCGGATCGTCAACCTCGCTTTCATCATCCAGCTCGTAAATCAGCACGAACATGGATTCGTTCACCTCTTCACCATCCAGTATCTGGCAGCAATAGTCATAGTGTTGTTTACAGGCTGAAACAACGTTGCTCCCCGATGTGGTGATGGCAAATAACAGCCCCTCCGGACGCGCCCCCATTCCCAGTTCAAGCGCGGAATAAACCCCGTTGTCAGGGTGCAGGTGATATTCATCCACAATGGCAAGACTCGGGTTTGTACCTTCAATGGTTGCCGCTTTTGCTGCCAGTGGCTTTAACAGGCTGTTGGTTTTCGGGTGTATCACCTTGTGTGCCTGAATATTTACCCGCTTTCGTAACGGTCGGGATAAAAGGCACATCTGACGCGCATCATCAAACACGATCCGCGCCTGATCACGACTCACAGCGGCGGTGTAAATATCCTGCTGCCCGTTTTCCATAACCAGAAACCAGTTAGCCAGGATAGCGGCGACCGTGGATTTGGCATTTTTTCGCGGCACTTCAATGAATGCGCTGGTGTATTTGCGCCGTCCGGTGGCCTTAACCTTAAAGCCCAGGATGCACGCAAAGGCGAACTGCTGCCACGGCTCCAGCTCAATGGGGCTACCGCGCATTGCGCCTTTTACGTGCGGACACACCCTGGAAAAGGCAATAAACCGCTCCACGACCTCCGGATCGAACGTGTAAAGGGGGTTTTCAAGGTCAGAAAAATACCGTTTAACGGCCTGTTTCAGTCGTTTACAGGCCGTAATTTTGCCGTTTTTTACGCCTTCTGCGTACTCATGCCAGGCGGTCAAGCTCGTCCTCTTCCTCTGTTTCCGGTGGATTTCTGCGGCGACTTACCGGGTCAAAACCCAGCAAAGAAGCCATTTTGATCATTATTCTTTCAGCGTCAGCCTTTGCGCTCAGGGCGGGGTTTCTGCTCTCGCTGCCCTGACTGTTAACAATGCTGAACCCGCGCGTGGCAAGGTCTTCGACGGCTTTGCGGTATATGGAGTAGTTAACGCAATACAGCTCCAGATTGCTCCAGTCGGCGGGAGTAAGGTCTTCCCGTCCGGAAAGCTGGCGCGATTTTTCCTTCCACTGCCTGACCGCGATTTCATCCAGGTAAGCGGGGGCTTTTGGTGGTCTTGCCATGTTCTTTTTTCGCCCAATTATTTTCAAAAAAATTCCCGTGCACAAAAATTTGAGGAGGCGGTCGGTGTCCGGCAGGGGCGGTTTCGTCCTGAAAACCACCCCCACCCCCTCTGACGGCCTCACCAGCGATTGCGAAAACATTCCATGACCTCGCGGTCACGGTCGGTTAATCACTTCGCTGTGGTGCGTTTTGTGCGCCCTGTCCTGTTGGCTTTGTGCCCTGTCTCCTGTGTCTTCCATGTGTCACGCTGCCTTATCAACCCACGTATCAGCCTGGTTTGCTCCTGTTCAGTCATCATCGCCATACATCCAGTCGTTACGGTGTGCCGCCCGTTCTTCCTGCTCGCGATACATGCCCGCCTTACGGTTCGCTTTCGTGGCTGGATCTTCCCGTGTCGTCTTACGGTTGTGGCACGTCTGGCACAATGCCTGGTGGTTCCACTCAGGCCAGAAGAGAACATCACCGCCGCCATTGATGGGGATGATGTGATCCACCACAAGAGCTGGCGTATAAATCCCCTTAGCCAGACAACGCACGCATAACGGGTTTTTGCTCAGGTACAGGGCGCGGTATTTGTCCCACTGTCGGGAATACCCGCGCGCGCGGCGGTGTCCCCGTCTGGCATCCTCTGCACGCCATACAGCCCGTCTGTGCTCTTCACACTTGCCGGACTTCACGCGCTTATTACAGCCCGGCTCAGTGCATCGCCTTAATGGTTGCCACGGCATCAGTACACCCCCACATCACGATAAACCGACCAGAGCGCAGAAATAGCCATAGGCAGTTCAGACTGCTCCACTGGTGAAACTGCTTCCCTGTTCTCGTACAGGAAAGCGATGTACATCAGGCAACCAACACGCATTGCCGGGGTAAATTCCAGCCCGTCTTCAAAACGTTTCCCGATATGCTTCTGGCAGGCTTCCAGCGCCGCATCGGTATACATTTTCAGAAGTTCGCCTTCACCGGATAAATCATCATCAAGTCGAAGATGTGCCCTGACTTCATCAGGTGTAATTCTGGCTTCACTCATCTTTTCTCCCTTTAATTTCCACAGTCTGTTTCCATGCCTGGCTGAACTCATCACCACCTTCACGCGGCGGCATACCCTCGCGTTCGCGAGCTTCGTTCGGATTCATGATCCCGCTCTTAATCCCTTTCTCATACGTGGCATAACGTTCGGTGGGTGTGGCGCGCAGTAAATCGGCTGAATCAAACTCAACCAGATAACGGGTACCAGGTACGGGAGAAGTCACCAGCAAAGCGGCCTTGATTTGCTGTTCGAAGTTCGCCAGCCACGGGCGCATTGTCATGGTCAGAAATGCGCGGCTCGCCTCACTGAAATTGCTGTAGGTGCTGTTGCTGTATTCCTGAAGAAAAATCGGCGACACGTTGAACATCCTGGCGATGTCTTCAATGGAGAAGCGACGGGAGGCCAGCCATTCCGCATCCTGGTTACTCATCCCCAGCCGCCTGTAATCCATGCCCCCTTCAAGGATTGGCGTTTTTCCGGCATTTTTCGCCCCCTTGTAGCGTTCCAGTGCGTCTAATGCCTGTTTACCTTTCACGCCGTCCAGCCATTCACCTGACGTGATAATCCCTGCCGCCATCATGCCATCTTTCATAATGCTGGCTCCGTGGCGCTGTTGAGCAAGGCCAAGCCCCAGCGCCTCACGGCAAATCGTGACGGGGGAACGCCCCAGAAAGCCATCATCCGAGGCATAGCGGAGATGCAGAACTTCTTCCTGTAAATACGTGCGCACCGTTCCTGTACAGGGTTCGGTGATGGTATAGCGGTATTTGTGTGTGCCTGTGCGTTCCGGTACAACACACCCCGGCGCATAAGGATGAAGTGATTTTGGCTGCCCGTCCCGCCCCCACTCAATAACCGCATAGGCGTTACCGTTCAGCAGGCAGTGACGCATCATTGTGCGTTTAAACTGGTAAGGTGTCAGGCACGAATTAGGCTGCTCATTCAGCAGAATATCTACCGGGTGACTGTCCAGCCATTCCCGCGCCTCTCTGCCCTTATCATTGCGTACCAGATACAGGTAACACGGCATCGTGGCCACCGCCTCAGCGATGACAGAAACCGCGTTCATCACAGCAGGCAATGATTCAGCCGTCCCGGCAGAAACATATTCTCCGGATCCGGTATTTGGTACACCAGACAACGCCAGAAAATCATCAATGGACAGGTTACGCAGATCGCTTTTTTTACGACTAAAAGGCCACCACATATCACAACCCCGCCAGTTCAGCCCAGCGATGACGATTATTTCCTGCCGGGCGTAATTCAGGGTACTGTGCAAACAACGAACGGTGGGCAATCTCCACGCCGGATTCGGGATAAGCAGGCATCGATGTTATCGTGATTTCACGGAGTTCTGCGGCGGTTACAGTACGCAGATACGGTTTTTGCGCGATATTCCACTCCTCGCATAATGCGCGAAAGCCAAAGCTCATTCCTGTAATATCGCCACGTTCCACCAGCGTAAGCACATCTTTTCCAAGCTGGGTATTTGGCGGTGTCAGTTCAAAACGTAGCCCGGTGTTATCCTCAGTCAGTACCAGTGAGCCGGATTTGGTACGCCCCAGCAGTTGGGTATAGTCATGCTCATACAGACAGCGCACATCATTACCCGCCGCCAGATAGTCAGCAAAAGCCCCCGGCGTGAACTGTTCGCGAAACTCGTCCCAGATAATTTCTGAAAGGCTGTTCCAGCGAACGGCATAACCCACCAGTTTTTTATCGCTGGCGGTCAGTTCAGATGTACGGATTTCAAAATCGGTGTTTTTCATCGGTGTACTCCATAAAGCTGAAAAAGGAGGCCGAAGCCCCCTTTGCTCATTACTTGCCAGCCTGAATTTCCAGAATCTTGATGGCGTTCGAATCCACCACACCACCGCCCAGATATTTCTGGGTATAGATGTTAATGAATCCAGGCTCGCTGAAATCCGGACGGGTACGCGTACCGGTTTTATGGTCAACGATGAAATAACCGCGCTTAAAGTCACCGACTGCAATCACACCGTCCGGCATAAATTCCAGATATTCAACCGGAAGCCCCAGCAGAGAATCAGGATCACCAGCCTGTAAACGATCGCGCCAGATGTAATCACCAGTGGCATTTTTCAGTTTTTGTGCGGAGGCGGCTGTATTTGAGTTCATCACCCATACAGCTTTTTTGCGGTACTTATTGCGCAGCGTAAATTTCAGGTCAATCAGCATATCGGCGCTGAGACTGCCAGTCACTTTTTTCGTCTGGAGCGTACCGAAAGGACGGGTTTTGTCATTATCCGTAGTGCGCGGGAACTTGACGCTGTGCTTCCTGATAATAAAACATCAAGACAGATAATCCTGTAAACTGTTGTGTTTTTTCTTTAAATGATTTTACCAATTTTTTTTGGACATAGATAAAGGCTTGAGTATCTTGCTTTTGCAAGTAAACGAACCATTGAT